TTCAGTTACCGTAGGTGTTGGAGTCTCAGTTGGAGTATTAGTTGGAGTTTCAGTTACCGTTGGTGTTGGAGTCTCAGTTGGAGTATTAGTTGGAGTCTCAGTTACCGTTGGTGTTGGAGTTTCTGACTCAGTTGGTGTAGGAGTATTAGTTGGGGTTTCCGTAGGAGTTTCAGTTACCGTTGGTGTTGGAGTCTCAGTTGGAGTTTCAGTTACCGTTGGTGTTGGAGTTTCTGACTCAGTTGGTGTAGGAGTATTAGTTGGAGTTTCCGTAGGAGTTTCAGTTACCGTTGGTGTTGGAGTCTCAGTTGGAGTTTCAGTTACCGTTGGTGTTGGAGTCTCAGTTGGAGTATTAGTTGGAGTCTCAGTTACCGTTGGTGTTGGAGTTTCTGACTCAGTTGGTGTAGGAGTATTAGTTGGAGTTTCCGTAGGAGTTTCAGTTACCGTTGGTGTTGGAGTTTCCGTCTCACTTGGTGTTGAACCTGGAGTTCCTGTTGGAGTCTCTGTAGGTGTTTCAGTTACCGTTGGTGTAGGAGTTTCTGATTCAGTAGGAGTATTTGTTGGAGTCTCTGTAGGTGTTTCAGTTACCGTTGGTGTAGGAGTTTCCGTCTCACTTGGTGTTGAACCTGGAGTTCCTGTTGGAGTCTCTGTAGGTGTTTCAGTTACCGTTGGTGTAGGAGTTTCTGATTCAGTAGGAGTATTTGTTGGAGTCTCTGTAGGTGTAGGTGTTTGTGTTTCTGTTGAAGTCGGTGTTGAACCTAAAGTAGATGTTGGTGTTGGTGTTTCAGTTTGAGTTGGTGTGTTTGTTGGAGTCTCTGTAGGCGTTTCAGTTACTGTTGGTGTGGGAGTTTCTGATTCAGTAGGAGTAGGAGTTGGCGTCTCTGTAGGCGTTTCAGTTACTGTTGGTGTAGGTGTTGGTGTTGTTCCAGCACTTGTTACACTCGGTGTAGGTGTTGGTGTCAATGGCCATGTATTTCCACTTACGTTAATTGCGTTAACAACATTAGGATTAGCACTTCTTAATGAATTATCTTCGTACCATATGTTAATAGTTTCATTTAATGCAATTTGTTGTTCATCAACAAAGTACCCATCAGAACATCTTCTATATGATAAAACTACAATCTTTCCCGTTGTGTTTGTGTAAGTAGATTTTTTACAAGCCATTTTTTAATTATTTACGTACTATAAATACCTATATAAAACAAAAAAGGGAACCGAAGTTCCCTTTTTTTATTAATTTTAAGATAAATTATCTCAATTCTCTTAAGTCGAATGTTCTAACACCATCAACTGTGATTCTACCATAGAAACGGTTGTTAACCATCTTCTTAGCGTATCTTGTCATGATACCCTTGATAGGTGTAAAGTTGAATGGGTTATACATAGTTGGTGTCAACTGTAGAGGTACGTATGGAGCGTAAATGTAACCAGTATCCAACAAGCTAGTTCCTTTGTGTCCGATTAACACTTGGTTAGCTGGGAAGTAAGGGTCACGATACACTTGGTATCTACCTGACAATGTTCCAACTCTTTCAATACCCATGTTGTATTGGTCTTGCTCAGGAGCTGCGTTTGAAACGTGGAAATACTCCAAGTCATCAAAGATAGCTGAAACCTCAGAAGAAACAACAATCCAGTTAGCTCCACCTCTCAAAGTAGATTTGTGGATTTGAGCAGACAATTGGTTGATTGCTGTAATCAAAGTTTGGTTCCAGTCTTTTTGAGTGTAAGGAGTTGTTCCGCTAGAAGATAATCTCTTCCAACCGTTGTAATCCCATCTCAAGTTCCAAGCTGCACCCTTTCTCAAGTCTCTCAAGATTTCTCTATCGATTTCAGCCGCCACCTGCTCAGACAATAAAGCTGTTAATTCAGCTTCAGCGTCAATGTTGTGGAATGCTGCAACGTCTTGAGCTAATTCAGGAGACCATTGTGCTCTTAGTTTTCTTTCTGTAACAGATACAGTTACTGACTCAAGGTCGAAAGAAACTTCACCAATTTCATCTTCAAACTCCAACTCTTTGTAAACTCTGTAAACAGCACCAAATGCGTTGTTTAAAACAGCTTCAGATTCGAATGTTTGACCTGTGTAACCGTCAGGAGATGTTTGACCACAAGATACACATACAGGAACTTGTAAATCAACTTCTAAGTAAATCTTACCTTCAGCATCACAGATGTTGTTATAAGTTCCACCATTACCAGTTGTTGGCCAAGTAGTAGGTGCGTTGTTATTACCGTATTGAACGATTCCTTTACCATATTTTTGAGTAACAACTCTAAACAAGTATGGTGAACTTGTGTTACCTGATGTGAATGGGTTTGAAGCTCTACCAAAAATTTCAAGACCTGCCAAGAAATCTTCAGTATCCATTGTATTACCATCAGGACCAATTAATTGACCAGCACCTGCTGCTGAGAATCCACTCATCATAATGATAACTTTTCTGTAATCAGTTTGAGTGTAAGCTGTTGGTACTAAATAACCTGCGTTATCCCAAGCAACTGTCAAAGTAGCTGCAGTGTAACCTGACCATTGTCCTTTTGAGTAATCGAACAAACCTGGAGGATTTAATCCTGGTTCGTTACCTTCGTAGAACAAGTCATAAAGGTCTTTCTCATAGAAAGGATTGTAGTTTGAGTTAGTACTATCAGCTGCTGTGTAACCTGCGTTTGGATTACCATTTGGATATCCAGGAGCACCTACTGGTGGGTAGTGATTACCTGATTGTCCTGCAACGCCATTCCAAGTACCACCTGAATAACCTTGAATTTTAGGTACGAAGTAGAACAATTTACCGATTGGTAAGTTCATAGCTTGTACAGAAACGATATCGTTTGCTAATAATTTTGAGAATACTCTTCTCACGATTGGGAATACAACTGTCTCGAAAGAACCTGAATCAGATGTAGATGAAGCTTCGTTAATTAAATAAGAAGCTTGGTTTTCGTACAACTGAGCTACGTTTTCTTTCATATGACCTCTCAAACCTTCCAAGAAGCCTAGTTTATCCCATTTGTTGATTGTATCTTCTTTGATAACTTTTAGGTGTTTTAAACCAATGTTACCAACAAGACCGCTTTCTAATAATGCACCCATTTTAGTATTATTTTGTTTTTATTTTTTTATGTTTATTTTTATTTTGCAATTTTTGACATAATATCCTTCATTCTCAAGAATTGAGGATTTTCATATGTCTTAGATTCAATTAAATTTTGTGCTGAACCAGATGCTGGAGACTTTTCAATTCTCTCAAAAGATTCTGTAACAACAGCTTGTGATTTAGTTGAACCAAGTTCATTTTTAATTGATGTGTATAGATTCTTTGATTCTTTCAAAGTTTCAACATCGTCAAATCTTCTTAAAATGTTTATCTTTTCCTGTTTTGTTGTTGTATGTTCAGTAAACAATCTTGTAGCGTATGCTAAGTTTGAGTTGAAAACAGCAACCTCGTTTAATTTTTCTCTAAACACATTAAGAGCTTTTCTATATTCTTCGTTTTTCTCTCTGAGTTTTTGTACTTCTTCGTTAACGTTTGCAGCACCTTTTCCGTAAGAATAATTTCTATTGTTAGAAATTCCTTTACGTAAACCTCTGGTATTGTCTTTAGAACCATTTGAATATGTTCTTGAAGCTTCTTTAGTTTCTTCTTTAGTCTCATAGTCTTTTTTACCTGGATGTGTTTTAGACTTATCACCTTTGTTACCACCAAATTTTCCTTCGTAGTCTTTGTAGTGACCGTCTTTACCTTCACCAGCTTTGTGACCCTTTTCACGTTTATATTCGTGTTTTTTAGAACCCCAAGCTTCACCCATGTCGCCTTCTTTAGCTTCGACTTTATTTCCTGAAACTTTACCTTTGAATGCCTTACCAGGACCTTTACCCATTCCGATACCTGTTCCACCGTATTTCTTGTCTTCCTTGAAACCTTTGTTGTTAACCTTAGATGCTCCAACAAACATAGTATCAACTTTACCAATACCCATTCCTACAGGTTTAATCATCATTGATTCGTTCATATCGTCATCACCGTCTTCTTCATCGAATTCAATTTCGTATACGATTTCATCTAAGTCTTCTTCAGAATAATCCATTTCGTCCATTTCTGACATATCATCCCCTTCAGAATAATCACCTTCAGACATTTCTTCTCCGAAAATATTATCCATCATAGATTTTAAATCTTCATCAGACATTTCATCACCACTCATTTTAACATCGAAATCTTCTTCAGTCATATCCATTTCTTCAGAATGCATTTCACCTTCAGTTTGGATTATGTACTCAACGTCAGCATCTTCATCTTCTAAATGAATATTTTCATCATCTTGTGTTACAATGATACCATCATCATCACTCATAGATTTGAAAACTTTTAAAATTTTATCGTCAGATGCATTTCTCAAATCAATTGGTGATTCTTCGTCATCCATGTCGAAATCAATTTCCATTTCATCTTCAAATTCATCATCACTTTCTTCGTCACCGAAGTCCATGTCTTCAGAATCATCATCACTTTCTTCGTCACCGAAGTCCATGTCTTCAGAATCCATTTCGATTTCGTCAGAGTCAACTTCTAACTCATCACCATCTTGTTCTTTCATGTCAGTCTCCTTTTTCAAAGACTCTTTTACTAACTCAGAGATTTCTTGCTTCATTGTGGATGCAAGTATTCCTTTTGCGTTTTCGGCTACTACTTGTTCTAAATTTTTCATTTGAAGTAGTGCTTCCTCAACTAATGACTTATTTTCTGCCATAATATTTTATTGAATATTTTCACTATAAATATATCCAAATACTAAAAAATTCATTTTTGGGTTGGCAGAAACCCATAAAAAATAAAAAACCCCTCGTTTTGAGGGGTTTTTTTTAATCTACGATTACTTCGTCTATTTTACTTTCGGAGACTGCTGTGATTCTCCAATCGTGTTGGAAACCTTGATATCTCGAAGTAACTTTGGCTTCAACATCGGTAACTGAGTACCCTTTCACCAATTTTTCTTCTCTGATTTTTTTAAGTTTACCTGTGTTTTCGTCAGGTAGTTCGTACATAACTTTCGCTACAAAATATTTTTCGTCCATGGTTTAAAATTTTTTATTTATCCAAATAATGATTTAATTTTTTTAATAAGTCAATAGAACGATTCATTCCAGGTCCTGAAGATGATGGTAATGTTTCCATTCTTGATACTTTTTCTTCTTCTAAATTTTCTTCAAAATTACCTCTATCCTCAATTTTATTGAAAAGGTATGCACCTGGTGTTGATGGTGATGATACTAAATCAAAACAAATCAATTCAAAATCACCTTGTACTTCGTTTCTTTCACCTACTTTCTTAAGGGAGCCAACACCACGTGATGATATACCCAAAGTAACACCTTGTCTTAATAAGTTAGCTGCTTGGTCACCCTTAGTTGAAACAATACCTCTTTCATGAAAACCTGGTGATGTCAACAATCTTAACTTACCCATTAAAATATGTCCGTCCCACCATATGTCGTTTATTATGTGAGATACCCTATCAAGGTCAATTAAAGATGATTCAGGATGGTTTAATTCAGAAAGGGATGTTCCCTTTTGAATCATTTTTTTATAATTGTCAGCTTCTCTTTTAAGAATGGTTTCGGGATATACCCTACCGTTTCTATTTGGTGTATTGTATTTTTGAAGTACGGCATAAAATTCAAAAGGCTTAGAATAATCTAAAAAGTTTTTATGATTTTCTTCTAACATTTTTTTATTGAAATCGTCAGATGGTGATATGTATCCCGCATCCATCTCAATCAAAATGCCCTTACCTATTTCATTTGCTCCTAATATTTTCATATGAATCTTTTAGTAATAAATATTAGGATACAACTTCTTTTACTTTTTTAGTTAAGGTAAATTCAAAATACTCACTTTTTTTAAAACTTTCAATATAAATTTCTTTGGCAATTCGTTTGAGTTTGTCTTTCAAAATGGTGTCTTTAAAATCACATTCACCATTTAGGTAAAAAGTAACTTCCAAACTCATAAAACTTTTTTTACCGTAGTTTATACCACTAGCTCTTAAATCTAAATCAACTATATAATCAGATTTAAAATAAGTTTTATCTAATACGTAATGTATTGTGTGTTTTATGTTTCTACTTAAATTTGAAACGATTCTATCCCAATTCTCATAATCATCTTTAGGTGTAACCCAACTCTCTAAGTTCAGATAAACGGATTTAAAATTTTTAGAGTCTACTGTTCCATAAATAACTTTGGCGTTGTTGAACCCCGAAATTTTTGCTGTCTTTCCTTTTTTCATTAATCATATCACTATACTGTTTATTGTTAATGAAAAAATAAGTTATTTAGTTATTGTTGTCAAATTTTTATTATCTTTGCTATTTATAGACTATGTTAATTGTAGAAGTAAATAAAAATCAGAATTTGGAAAAAGCCTTAAAGGTTCTTAAAGGAAAGGTAATTAAAACAAAACAAAATGAAAAGCTAAGGTCTCGTTTGCAATTTGTTAAACCTTCAGTGAAGAAAAGAGAACAAAAAATAAAGGCTAAGTATGTTCAATCAAAGAAACAAATTGATTAAGACAAGTTATTATGAAGGTTAAATAACCTAACATAATTTATTTTAGAATAAACTTCGTCTTTAACCGATTGTATTGTTTCTTGTATTTTCTTTGTTGTAATATCATCTAAAGATTCGTTGATATTACTTAATAATTTAATTGTTTTGTTTTTTAGTTCATCGAACTCTTTTGAAAGTTCTACATCCTCAGTCATTAATATTTTTGACAAATCTTTCTTGGATGTTTCATCTAATGTTTGAAGGTAACTTTCAATGGACTTATT